GTAGATGAATTAATATATATTGCAGTATCTCTAAACTGTAATTTTTCTGTGCTTGCTACAAGGATATCATCTGAGAACTCAAAGTAGTCCTCGTCTTCCATCCATTTTAATGCACCATCATTAGTCTCACCATCAAAGGTAATTGTAATATCTGTTCCTGCTGTACCTGCACCAAAGGTTAGGGTGTTACCTAATAACTTTGTTATCGGACCACCTTCTGCATCAGTGCCATCATGCGTATGACCAGTGCTAGAAGCAAAGGCTGCTAGTAATTGATCAAACTCATTATTAAAATGAGAAGCTTCAATAACTGAACCATCTGCGATGCTACTGCTACTTTGTCTTGTATAGGTTGCCCCCATTATCTCCTTCCTCCATTAACATATTCTAATTCAAATCCTCNTAATGATAACGCTTGTTTTGAACTTTGATCTTCTAGTTTAAATGCTACTACAAACCCTGATCCTTCTACAGATACTCTTTCTAAAGGGAATCCTGAAGAACCATAAGCTGATGTTCCATATAAACCGCTGTTATAAAACGCTGCCACTTGTGCTGACGAAAATGCATAAGAGTCAGGCTGTGGTGTGTTTGTATCATCAAAGTTATATCGTAATCTAAATGTTTGATTTGTTGTATCTATTGCCTCATTAACTTTATAGTTTACTAATGCTCTTTGCATACTTTTTCGTATGCCAGGATCTCCTAGAGGCATATCAGGAGATCTATAAAATCCTCTTATTGTTTCTGTATCAGATGCTCTAGTGAATACGCCACCTGATTCTTGCTTATATACATACCCATCATATCCACCATGAACTATAGTTTCTACATCATCTACAAAAAACGAATCAGTAGAAGAGGGTTTTAATCCTTTTAGATCTGCATATTCAAATCCTAATGTTCCTGTTTCCGGGTTTGCTTTTAATACTGCTATAATACCTTTTGCTAATATTTCTGTTTGTGCAGTTGTAGGAAAGAATAATCTGTATTGAGATTTACTTCTAATTATGGTTGATGTTATGTTATCAGTTCCTATATCAGCTATCCTATCTTGTATCTGTTTTGATACAGTACCCAATTCTACGTCACCAATTCTCTCTGTACCTGCAATAGTTCTTAAACCGTCTGGTGCTAGATAGATCAAGTCACCACCTAATTCCTGAATGCTTTTACCATCAACACATCCTATCTTTCTAGTAACAGGAACAACTACAAAATCTGAACTTGATGTTCCTGATATTTTAAATATTCTATCTTCACCAAATATAAATAATTCTTCACGGAAAACTTTTAGTCCTACTATAGTTGTATCTACTTTTATTGTTCCGCCACCTGTATCAAAATCATCTTCTGTAAAAGGACCTGAAAATTGTACAGTAGATACAGCATTAGACATGCCTGCATAGAACATATGATTTTTAAATGATGATACAAATTTAGGGTTAGTAGGTGCTGTTCCTCCACCTGTAGCATTTATAACATCTACATTAAAACTACTATCTATACTAAAAGCTGCATCTCCGCCTGTAGCTATCATTATTTTTTCTGTTCCGTTATAATTATATCTTTCAAAGTCATAACGATTAGCTGTGCTTTTACCTGTAACTACAGATGTCCAACTACCTGTTGTGCCTGCACGAGATATTGTCCCACCACGAGCTGCTAAAACTACATCATTAAATATAGCAACCATATCTACAATCTCACTAGATGATGATACTTGAGGTACTATATTACTATTATATTTTGTAGTGCCTAGTATTTTTTTATATCCACCTGCTATATCAGGTTCAAAATTTGTTAGTTGTAAAGCCTCTCCGGGTCTCATTGAGAATACATCTTTATTTAAAACTAAACCTCCAAAACAACTTACAACTGTAGGTGCAATTTGAGATGTATTTGGCATTACATTATTCCTTTACCATAGTATCTTAAGTTAACTCTTTCGTCTCTCATATACTCTTCTTTAGTAACTAGATCTGCTCGTAATCTTTTCATACCATCTTTAAATTCTTTCTGTGCAATCATTGCGTGTTCAGGATCAGATCTAAGATTATATGCGTAGTATCTTGCTCTTGTGACTATTAAATCAGCGTATCTATCATCCAAATCAGGAGTATCTCCAGAAGAAGATAACTCAGTATGTTTCTTAAAATATTCATATACAATTGAATAATCACTCCTATCAGGTACAGGTGTTAAACCTAATTTACCACTTTGTGTTTTATATACATATTTAGGCTCACCTTGTACTGAACTTAAATTTGTTTTATCTCTTTCTGCATACTGTCTAATGTAGTCATCGTAAGAGATATATCGTAATCTTTTAGGACTTATGTTTCTAGACACTCTAACATAATCTATATCCATGTTAGTCGCTGTGCTAGGATTATTTAAAGTTACAAATGTAGTTTGTGCAGTTGCTGTAAAGGTTGTATCTAATACTTCACCTTCACCAAAATCAGTTACAGTTAATGTTGTATTTAAATTTTGAGTGCCTTCTGCTGCAGTTCCTACTTGTACTTTAAGTGCCTGACCTGTACTATTAGAATCAAATGCTCTTACTTGTAATCTGTATTCTGTATTTACTCTAGTGCTAAATGATTGATGAGCTGCAAAATCATTTAATCTTAGTCGACCATTACCACCGCTATTGTAAGCTACACTACCTGATCCTGCTACTGTAGTCCAACTACTTATATCAGATGTAAACTCACCATTAGTAATTAATTCTTTTGGCTTTAGATAAAGTGTATCCCAATCTATTTTACGCCACTGTATATCTCCTGTTTGTGGAGAGTCTGTAGTAGGCAAAGCATATTCTCTTTGTCCTGCATTTGTATCTTGAAAAGTTTCTTTATGAAGACTAGGCAGTTCTTCTACCTCATTATAGATATCATGTAACGCTCTATTAATAAAGTTTTTAACTGATGTTTGTATACCTCTACTACTAGAAAAATTTGCAGAAGTAAGTTCTACTTCATTCAAATCATTTAAAACTCTATTTGCTAATACTAAGTACGTTGCCATTATCTAGTAAATATTATTGCCTCCAATTTGGTATTTAATTCTTTTATTTGTTGTTCTAGNTTTTCAATTTTATTAGAACACTCACACTCTTCATCATAAATTTTAGTAATCTTTTGTCCTGTAGATATTACTTTGTTACTATCTGTAACTTGCCCATTTATCATATTCCATTTTTTCATTCTATACCTCTACAATAGTATAAGGGGGCATTACAGCCCCCTCTATTATTTTAATTATTATGAACTATTGGAAGCAGTTTCATCTGAACCGCTAATGTCACACATTAGTGCCCATACTCTGACTTTACCAGCGGTGTCTTGTGCACCACCAATTAATATGTCAATAGTATCAGCTGCTTTACAGATTAGCATTGCTGCAGCATCTGTAGCATCCATTGGTGCATGACCTGTTCCTGTAGCATCATAACCATCTACCCAACAATCTGGGTCGTTATGACCTGCTGTGGAACCTGTAATACCTAAGTCCATTGTTACAGAAGAAGAAGATGCTGTTAGTACTTCTAATCCTGCTGCAATAACTAGTGTCTCTGCAGGGACATTAATTGCTTGAATAATGTCACCATTTGCAGGGTCAAACAATGAATTGTCTATTGTGTTTTCAACCCAATAAGGTTTCCTTCTAGTAGAAGGATGACCTGATGTTCCGCCAATAACTTTACTTACTGTTGCCATTTATATATCCTCCTATTAGTCAATTAATAAGTGTCTGACCATTAGTGCTTCTGTACGAAGTACTTTTCTGCCGAACACATGCAAACCTCTTACAATATCAGCGAATGAGTCAGGGTCTCTTACTACTTCTGTTTTTGCAATTGCATTAGCAGTAGCAGTTGAAGACATGTGACCAAACAATACTTTAAAGTAGTTTGATGTTGAAGAAGCTGCAAAGTTATTAGTCATATAACATCTGAAACCCTGGATTAAACCATCCATTACTCTACCATTTCGTAGAGGGGATGCTGCATCTCCAGTGACAGATGCGTCTAGTAGTTTTGATGATGAACTTGCTAGAGCCTCGTAGAACTCAGGGCTAGCTAAGAACCATCTGTTCTCAAAAGGTACATCGTTTCCGTGTAATCTTTTAGATGCGTTTGCCATGATTTCTAATGGGTCTGTTTCGGATGAACCAAAACCAGTGTCAGTACCTGAACCATCGGAACCGATAGTTGTGCCTGCACCTGATACCATTGCTGCTATAACGTTTTCATCGTATGCATCTTTTAGAGCGTATGCTCCAGAAGATGTTGCCAAAGCCTCGAAGTTTACATGAGATTGTCTTTCTTCGATATCGTCAACTTTAAAAGCGAACGCATTAGCTTGGTCTACAGTAAGTTGTAGTTGATCATCAGCCAAGTTTTGGATGTTGATCTGTCCACCTCTTGTGTATGAACTTACGCTAATTGTTGGTTCCTTAATAATGTTAACAGTATCTCCGTAGGCTTCAATCTCTCCTGCATAGTCTGTATTAGTAATATCTTCTACGACTGATGCGGTTCTAAAGAACTTCTGGACTTTTTGGCTGTAGATAATAGGTAAAAAATTACCTGAAGGTAGGTTATCGTAACCTGCCGATTTTGATATTGCCATAATAATCCTCCTATAAGATTGTTAAAGATTAGCCATTAACTATTCTACCTTCTTTTCTAGCAAGATCTATTTCCTTCTCATATTTTTCAAACTGAGCAGGTTTCATTTTACTAATCTCACTCACCTTCCAAACTTTCTTAGTACTAGCGTCTACATCTTTTTTACTTGTAGAGGTTACTGACTTAGATGCTTCTAATTTAGAATTAGTTTTTTGCTTGGTAATATTCTTATCTGATTTGTATAAGTCTATTGCTCTAGCTGCTAATCTAGCATTAGTAGTATTACTGTATAACCACCCTTTAATAACTTCATCTTGTTGTTCTACCCACTTATGAAAGTCTTCACTTTTTCTAAGATCTTGGTAGTCAGGATGTAGTTTAGCTAATTCGACTTCTGCCTTTTCTTGTTTGACTGCTATTTGTTCAGTCTCCAAAGTTTTTAATTCGGCTTCTACCTTTTTAGCTTTTTCTTCCGCTTTGGTATAAGCAATGGTTTCAATAATATCATAAACGTCTGGATACTTTTGTCTCCATGCATCTACCTCATCTTTAGTTTTAGGTAAGTTAATTTTGTCAGCATTCTCTTTTATCTGAGATTTTAGTGACTCAAGTTCTTCTTTGTGTTTTACTAAAGTAGAATCGTAATGTCGTTTAAGATCATCGTATCGTTTCTTAAACACTTTCTCTTCAGCATCTACAGGGCGTTCTTCAGTGGGAGTGGCATCTTCATCAGATGTGTCCTCTGAAACGGTAGCTGTATCGTCTGTTTCATCCTTATCTAAATCTTTTTTATATTTATTTCTATAAGGTGTAGGCTCGAGAAGAGCCTCGGTTGTTTGATCCTGTTCTTGGATCTCTTGGTTGTTTTCTTCCATTTTATCTCCTTTGGGTGCTGTGGAAGAACAGGTCGCCCTTTTCTTTTTTAACTGGGGCTACGACTAAGCAGTCATAGGTGGCCTGTCCATTGTTGGTGATCCTAATCCGCC